ACTTGGTTAGCTAATCGGTTAACGATCTTACTCACCCATATAACAGAGGTAAGCATCTCTCCGGTCGATGTCCACGGATGATTAACTCCTATACTTTTAAATAAATCTTGTACCAAGTTATAGTGGGTAGCACCGTACGGTCTGTTCATTACTGCTAACTTAGCTAGCTTACGAGAGAACCCGTACTGCATCCAACTCTGTGCCAGTGTACCGCCATCTTTCTTCAGCTCATCGTACACCATATCACTAAACTCTGTGTACATATCATTCGCTTTGTCCATCTCCACCAGGTTGCACATACGTCCGATCTCTTTGTCCCGTAATAACAAGCTAAGTATCTGCATACCATTATTCGAACAGTCCTGACGCACAGGTAAATACGATACATATCCGTATCCCTCTTCCATGTACTTCTTAAACTCTAAACAAAACCGTAGGAAACAGAACGGATCACTAGCTTCAGTCCACCAATCAGTACCGTGTGGATCATTCGCTGCTTCCAATATAAAGTTCTGTCGTTTACCTACCCACTCAAGTCGTTCCTCTCGTGTACCCTTCACTCCCCACATATTAGCACCGTGTATTAACACAGCTTCCAAGTCCTCTTCATCCACCACTTGCTGACCATTCTTAAAGTCCAACAAACTCTTAGCTAAGTCACTGCCTTGAGGATGTAAGTAGTACGGTAAAGCGTACACTCTGCCCCTGTAATCACAACGATACGGAAAGTACAACCTATCCCATGTCTTATATATCTTAGCCAAGTGTAGGATACGACAAGTCTGATACCGCTTGCTGTTGTTAGCATCGTTCGCTTGTTTAATATCTTTCTGTTTTAACTTCCAAGCTCGTAGTTCATGCGGACAATCACCTGTGTATCTCGGTTGCTCTGGTATCGTACCAAAGTTAGGAATGTTTCCAACCACCCTCTCATTCTCCCAACACTTTAGAGTAATATCTAAAATCTCTTCGTTAATTTTCCATTCCACTCTAGCAAGTTTATTGCAAGCAGACATCGCGTGTTCATAACTCTTCTCGTAATCTTGGAACCACTGAACAGGCTTGCCTGTGATGAACTTCTGTGGAGGCATGTGCTTAACACTGTACCCGCCACCAACTAACCCATACCAATCAACAGGACGGTCAGGTAAAGCCATCTTAAACACACGAGTCGTCTCCTTCCACGCATCAAACCGCTGTATCCAATCTTTAAACTGAGTGGTTGGTACGACTATGCGTTCCGGTTTGTGTCCCTTCTGTCCACCTGTATTGAATCCGATCTCAAACAATCCAGTCTCTATCCGTATCTCCTCTAATAACCACGCACCAAGGGCTGTCTTACATTTACTATCCCACAGCGTGAACCGTTCCTCCTCATACTGATAGAACTGTTTCAACTTCATCGCCTTTGACCGATCATCCAGTGCTAACAGATCAAGCTTGTTCGGATGCATAGTATCTAACGCTTTGTCCCATCGTGCTTGGTTCTCAAATGCTTTACCTATCTTGTAAGCCATTTTACCGACAGGTAAGTTATACTGGAGGTGATCAAGAAATGTCTGCAACGCTGACGCTGCGACTTGATACGGACACATATCTAATATAAAGGTAAGGAACAGCGGTGTTGTATGTTCAGTATTACCTCCGAATGTGTACATGAAATCCTCTACCTTCTTACCTAACTTCGGAGCCATGACCCGTAACATACGCTTACTAGCGTCAGTCTTAGATGACTCACCCTCTGCCCTTAGCTTGGCTTGTCGGTTACGATATTGTGCACGCCCCCACTCACGCATCCGCCACACATGACCCTTACTCATCTTCGTTGTAGTTGTTCTCGTTCTTGAAATTAAACCAACCAGTGTTCATCACACGAGCTTTTGATGTACGATAAGCTATAAGATTTCCCTCCTCATCACGGACATATTCACCATTCTTGTCACGCTTAAACCCAGTGATCTGATTGTTTGCCCAGAACCACCTGAACCCCTCATCAATAGCCTTCTTGTCGATGCGAAGGTCAGGTGGAAGGTCAGTTAATTCTGTCTCGTAATACTCGTTGTTGTTCATCTCTCAGTATGTCGGCTTCAGCTTCCCAAAAGATACCACTATTCCTTTCTCGGATCTTCGTATCCATTCCACCTGAGCCAGTGTTCAATTTCTTCTTCATCACCTTCAAACTCTTTAATCTCTTCCAAAAGCCACTCTCTTTCTCTCTCTTCTTCATCATGTAAATCATATGGGTTATTGCTGTTAAGCCAGTTGTCGTAACTATTCATAGGTAAAGGTCGGTATCGTATGGACTGACATAATCAACTTCTTTGTCTAACCATTCACTAATCTTTTTGTGTTCATCATAGTAAGCAAGTTCTCGGTTATAAACCTCCAAGCATTCTTCAAAGGTATCAAAAGTAGATGCTTTCGTTGACTGATCAAACATGCCTTCATCTGCTTGCGATTCATCTTCAAAGTCCCAAACCTCAAAAACCAACTGCCATTTACCAGTCTCCTCCGAACCGTATTTTTCTTTATCAATTCTTTTATGTTCCTTGTGCAATAAGATACTAAAAACTTCAGTACCGTTAGCACCTCCGCTCAAGCATTCACTTTCTAACTTTCGTATTTTCTCTGCGTCTATATTCATTCCTCCTCCAGTTTCTCAAGGTGTTCTTTGTATAGTTCTAAGGACACGTACAAGTCAAGCCACTTTGAATCTAAACTTCGGTTCATATCGTTGTTAAAAATGTGGAACATCAGTTCCTCGGTCATGTCGATTGGGTCAAGTAAAACTTCTTTCATAATTAATCTCGGTAAAGTGTTGCGATGATCAGTATAATTATAAAAACAATGCAGAAAAATGTAGTAGCGGTCATTATTCTTCGTTGTTTATTTGTCGGTTGTTCGCTACGCTCTCAGCGTCCGCTTTCAGCGTCCTGTTAAGTAGCTCGTCTTGTAGTTCAATCAATCTATCACGGACACGTACGCTATCAGGTAGCTTTTCACGGACACGTAAGTAATGATCGATAAGCGTCTGGATAGATATATCGTCAAGAGTTTCAAGTTTAGAGGGATTGGTGGTCGCTACGCTCCTATCGCATTCTCTCGCTACACTCACAGAATGCTCTTTAGTATTATTCACCTCTTATAAATGCTCCAAAATCATCGTTGTTTAAGTGTGAAGTACCTACAACTTGGTTGCCGTTTTCATCTTCAAACACAGGGTTACAGGAAACCACTTCACCTCTACCTTTAAATTTAGTCAACGCCTTGTCGGTTGCTTTCATGGCTGATGGAGCTTTGACTTTTACTTTCTCGTAATTTGTAACAGCTACTAACACTTCAAAATTCATAGTTGAAACCTCCTGCTTTAAGTAATCGATTAACAGCCTCTACATATTCAGGATGTAATCTTAAATATCCTTTCGCTCGGTACTGGTAGCGATTCATTAGATCATTTGTGAGCCTCTTAAAAGCTCGGTTTGCTTGTTTTTTAGTTATGATAGTATTCATTATTTATTAGTAGTAGTTTCGGTTAAACATTGTGGACAGGTACTTTGTGACTCCATTTTAGGGTTTGTCAATCCGCAAGTGTCACAAGTCTTAGTCGGTCTGTTTCGATAGTATTGCTTAAGCTTGGCTTTGATGTCTTCCATCATTGCTTCCTTGGATGCTAGGTTAGTTCCAGATATTGGTATCTGACGACAGCCCCACGCAATAAATGGCATTGAGGACGAGTGCGAATCGATACGATAAAAGAAAGCTAGGTTTTGATATATAAAACTTACTGACATAGCTCAACCTCGGTTAATAGTTTTCTCAGGTAAAAATTATCTATGTGGACGCATCGGTTGCCTTGCAAGGATGTAAAAATCAATACAACTTTGCCTTTTAATTTGTCCCCTAGATCGTTGCGATATGTGACAAGGTCACCCTCTTTAATTTGTTTATTCATGTGGTCAGGCAAGGTTAAGAGAATAAGATACTTGCAAGTATTGCTACCCAAAATCCCGCGACAATGATCGGAACGATAACAGATGATAGTAGTTCACAAGATTTGGATGGTTTGATCCATTGTGGATAACAGAGAGAGGAAGTAGTTTTTATTGGTGATATCATGGTATTAGTTGTGTGAGTTGTAAACTTTAGTGATATTGACGCTCTGTACTTCAAGCTTGATATGCTCAAAATCATCATCTGTGAGGTATTCATTCCAAGCTTTATGTAAGCGATAACTTTCCTGTAAGATTTCCTCGCCAACAATATAACAAAACATATTAGCAACCTTTTCAGGATCACTTAAATCTGTGCTACACTCGCCAAAATTAGATTCTTCGTAGTTCTTAATCTTGTTGCAAATGTCAAAAGCTTGATCTCCACAGAATTGTTTAGCCTTGTAAGTGCCAACGATAAAATAATCTTCATTACACAAATGATGGTGCAGATCAGATGCGTTTGCTTCTTTTCCGTAACCATCATCTAAGCGATTGGCTACATAGGAATGGATTTCTTCATATTGTTTTTTCATAGTATTATTTTGTTTTCTTTGGTTTAATTATTTGAGTTGTAAGCATTCTTGAATGCAATCTGATTACCTTGAATGCAAGTGGAATCGTATGTTCCTGTAATAAACCATGATGCATCGCTGTATTTAGTTTGATATTCGTTTGCTACTCTCTGAGCCGTCCATCCATCACCTTCATTGCTGAAAAGATAGCGATGCCCTTTGTACTCTGTATACACAGCCCAAGGATGATTGAATGCAATTTTGGATGGTTTTAATTCTCTAAGTGTTTTCATTTGATAGTATAGTTTCTGACAAAGCGGAATTGCCTTGCTGATCTCACCCATGCCACAAGCTTGTCAAGTCTTCCATCAAAAAAAGTTCAAATGATGATTGTATAAGCTCAACTGATTGATGTTATAACAAAGTCTAATCACTGCATAAGTTGAGCTACAAGTTGTTCATTTAGTTCATTTATTTTTGAACTTAGAACATCGAAAGAGAAAAACACATATACAAGCAATTCATGCAAATACACTAACAACGCGACGAGATCAGCAGTTGATTTGATACCAAGCTTTGACGCAAACAGTAGGTTGTATCTGTCGATTTGCGAAAATAATTGAGTCAGTTCTGTAAGTCAAAACACTAAGTTGTTGATAACCATGTACTTACTATTAGACATAATCGATATAGTGCGAAACATATCCCCCAGTCCTATAATAATCTTGGGTACATGCGGGGGTAATTAACGCGCGCGTATATAGCGTAAGTGTCTCGCATTTTTTCAACCAAATCTTTTTGGCAATGCTCATCATAAGCCCTTCAGATTTTTCTATCGAAACTTTTCTAGGACTTATCTGTACTTGCTAGATACTCCTCTAAACAAGCTCTTACAGCGATCTCTATATAGTCGTTATCAGATGCGTATTCTTTACCGATCTTAACCAGACCTTCGTACAGTTCTTTGGGTATGTCTAGCTCTAGCTTTGTTATCTGTTCTTTAGATTCAGAGATAACAGATATGTTAGAATTTGAAGTTGATGTCTGTGTCGTCTTCTTCTTCATCTGTATCTACTCCTTCAAAGATAACATCATCTGTTTCAGTTAACACTGACAGCTTACAGAAGTCCAGGCATCCAGCTATGGTGTAGTCGTTTAAGTCGTACTCTCGTTTGAATCTGTACACAAGCTTTGCTAGTTCGTACTGGAAGGTGTCTGTTTGATCGTTGATATTCATTCTAGAGTTATACTACTACATAACAGATATTGTTACTAGTCTTTTCGAGATGTTATTGAGACAGTATTGAGACACCGATTCTTGACCAGTGTTTATCTAGGTTTTTAAATTTAATGCTTTACATGTTTCCTTCGGCTAGACATTGTTATAATTGACTACTTAATACTACTAAAAGTTGTATAAGGATAATATCAAGCAGCAGCTACAGCATGAACAACAGCTGATTACTGCTATAGCTTTCCTTTTAACAAAGATACCTTTATAGATAGCTTCAGCTACAACAGATCAGTTCCAGTTGTTGAACAGCTCATACATCCGTTCTTTCGCTGTTACTTTAACAATAGCTACTGATACAGTTCTTCTTAACTGACTTTTTAAGGATAGGTGTGTTTATAAATAAACCTACAACAGAAACAGATATAACTTATATATAACTGTATTTAAACTAAGTAAGAAATTACAATATATATCTACTAAAGATTTGTTATTAAGGAGTAGGAGCAGTAGCGACTACGACCAGAGGTAAGCAGAGACCTTATTATTCCTTTTATGAAAGCTATCAGTAAACTTTGTTAGTTCTTCTTCCAACAGCTCTTGTTGTCTATCAATCATAGATTGGTTAACATCAGCAGCCATCTGCTGCACCCAATAACCAACAGCTATTGATAAAGCATCAAGACGGTCATCATGTACCAGTGATCCTCTATCTCTTGTTATCCTAGATAACTGATACATAAGCATGTACCTGGTTTGTTGTTCAATAGGATAGCTTAAGGCTGACCTGTAATCGTTATTTATAACAGTGGGATCAACGATTAGACGATGGCTATTGAGTACAGGTTCAAGGGTATCAACAATCCGTAGCTCCTTCTGTTTGTTATGTCTGACTTCTTCTATAGTCACAGGGTATGTTGTTCTAAACAGAGGCTTTATCAGCTCCATAAACATACCGTCACCAAAGTTAGACTCTATCACTACCTTATTAACTTTGTTATCCTTAGCGATAGCTACAAGTTGTTGAAGGGTCTTAGTATCGTACCCACCTCTTATCCCTCCAGCATCCGGAACAAACAGCTGACCGTTAAGCATCTTTACTACAGCGTACCCTGTTTCATCCTTACCACGACCAGACGGGTCAATAGATAGGACAGAGCCTGTGTACGGTATCATATCCCCAACAGTGTTAGCAGGTCTTCTGTATCTGTCACCTGCTAGTCCTACATTAGGAAGTTCTCTATCACAGTTATCAGGATCACTGGACCACACGATCTTTTCAGGAGCTACATCCACATCAACATCCATCACCACCAGATCGTTAATCTTTAGTGGGTATCTATCAGCGTCACTTAGCTTAGGATTAAGCATGAACTGTAGAGCGTACCCAGTACGACCGTACGACATCTTTCTTTCTTCCAGGTCAAGGTCAGTAAACCGTAAGGGTTCTGTAGAAGTACCGACTGTCTCAGGTGTTATGTTATCCGCTATAAGGGGTGCTAGATCGCCTCCGTAGTTGTTTATAGC